GCAGTTGATGCTGCTGCCCAAGATTCAATTTGAGTTCCATTATAATAAATTCTTGCCGTTCCTGATGATTCACTATATGTAACCATCAAGTGTGCCCAAGTATTAAGTGGAAGTTCATTATTTCTTTCTGCTCCACCTGCTAAGCAAGTATGTCCATTACCAGTGCCAACACAACCATATATATCAGCACCATTATTAAAATCTACGGCAAGAAAATAATTTTCCCATTTTGAAATTATTTTTGCAAGAGTTTGTCCTGCTGGTGCTCCACCCTCTCTCCTACACCAAGATTCAATACTCCAAGCAGTTTCCATATCTAATGTTGGACTATCTGGTGCTTCAGCAAAATCGTCTGTCCCATCAAAATCAAAACATCCACCACCCAAAGAGTTGTAAACTGCACCTGATATTGTTGCATTATTTCCGTTCCCACTCAAATCAGTCCAAGTAGTACCAGAACCAGGATATGAGTTTCTGTCTGCTGCATCAAGTGCTAATACTAATCCATCAGTAACTACTTTTGGTCCGTGCCCCAATGCCATTATTCAAAATCTCCTTCTGCCTTTGTTCCTCTTTTAGGTTTTTTTAACTTCTCAAGTTCATTACTTAAGGACTGAACAGTTGCATTGAGTTTTTCTACTTGAGTTTCTAATACAATATTCTGATTCAACAACTCAAAAGTTTTCTGTTGATACTTTGAAAGAACCAATTTCAAATCTTCTTCAGACATAAAAAAATACACCCAGTTTCCTAGGTGTATTTAGGACTTATTTAATCAACCTCAAAAAGTTCCAGCGTCAATAGTGATGTTCTCTAGATTTCTTGTAGTTCCTGTACAAGAAATAACTTGCGACTGACCTGCACAATCATTTACCCATAGTGCTCCGATTTCAATTGGAGCAAAAGCAGTGAAAGTAATTTGTGGACTATTGTTGTCAGTACCACCACCATCAGAAATCTCAGAAGCAAACTTAAATCTTGAATCTCCTTGTTCCCAAGCAACCGCTGCTTTCTTTGCGGAAGTTTGATAGTAGTTGAAGAGAACACCCAAGTCCCAAGTGGTTGTTGTAGATGGTGCAGAACCATTTACAATACCAAGTTCAATAGTTCTATCTTCAACAGTCATTGAAGAAGTATTAACTTGTGTTGTGGAACCATTAACATAAAGGTTTCCACTGACAGTTAAGTCATTTCCAATCGTAACATCATTTGGAAGTCCATAAGTAATACTTTGGCCAGCAACTGTTACATCAATTTCATTCGTAGTTCCAGCAAACGTCATTGTTTGACTGGTTGCTACTGAACCTCCACCACCACCAGTTCCATTAGTTCCTTCAGCAGTTGTGATTGTTAAGTCAACAGCAGCAATTGCAGTATCGGTATAATCCTTAACTGCTGCGGATGTAGGAAGTGTGGTGTCGTTATCATTTGATGCAATACCTTCACCCTCTGTTACGATTGCAGAAGCAGCAAAATCAGCAACTTCTACGTTTGATAGTGAGTTGCCAGTTCCATTTGCATTAAATGTTTTATTTGTAAATGTTAATGTATCTGAAGCAATATTTGCATCTTGTGCATCAACATATGCTTTAATTGACTTTGCTGATGCAAGAGTGTCATCTGAAGCAGAAACTGAAGAAAGGTCTGTGTCAACAGATGTAATTGCAGTTCCTGAACCAAATACTACACTTGTAAATGTAGGTGTGCTTGAAACACTAACAGTTGCAATATTTCCGCCAGCAGTACCAGTTACTACTAGATTATCAGTGAACTTAATGTTGGTGATGCTTCCTGCAGTTCCTACAGTTCCATTTGTATCACTAACTGAAATACCATCCAATACACCTGCACCAGCAGAAGTAACTGGTTGCCAACTCCATCCACCAGAACCATTTGCTACTGGTACATAATCAGTTGCACCAAAATCAGAACCATCAGGAGAGATTTGATTTACATCAATTCTATCAACAGTTAATGTTCCTGCAATTGATACATTATCAGGAAGACCTACGGTTACTGTTCCGTTAGTTCTGGAAACCTCAATTTCACTTGCGGTGCCATTAATTGCAAGAACCGCTCCATTGGCACTATCTCCAAGAGAAATTACACCGGAGGATGAATCAAAATCGTCCGCATCAAATGCTGCAATACCCTTTGTTGAACCATCAGCAGCAGCATCACCTATAGAAACATCACCACCACTAACTGTAAAATATGATGCACTAAAAGATGCAACACCAGCATTACTGGAAGATGCAATCTCTGCAGCAATTGTAATCTTATTATTAGAAACAGTTGTATCTACACCTTCTCCACCTTCAAATGTTAAAGTTTCACCTGTATTAAATGTATCATTAGAACCAGTATCTGCAGCAATTGTAAATGATGATGATGCAGGAGAACTGAACGAAAGATTCCCGTTTCCATCAGTAATCAGAACATTGCCACTAGATCCATCAGTTCCTGGTAATGTATATGTAACAATTCCAGCAAGACTATCTGGTGATTTCAGAGTAATATAAGAAGAACCATTAGAAGTTCCTTCAACTAGATTTACTCCACTACCAGTTGAAGTTGCTTCTCTTGTCCAATAACGGTGTGAACCAAAGAACTTATTACCTTCTGTGCTACTGTTGATACCGACATAAAGTTCATAGGTGTCGGTAGTGAGTGCGGGTTCACCTGCCTGAAGACCAGGAAGATTAGCAAAGGCACCCCTTTTAAACTGAATTACGGGAGAAGCCATTTCTATCTATTATTACTTATTATTATTTATTGATTAAAATGTTCCTCCATCAATACCAAATACAATATTGTTTATATCAACTTCTTGTTCTACTTGTGTTACGAAATCATCAGGTAAGTCATTATCTTCTGATGATGTTGATAAAACTTGGTCTGCAGTAACTAGAACAAATTTATCTGCTGATGCACTATATCTCATTACATATTTGTTTTTTGTGCTATCCAGATTTTGTAAATCAGTATCTGTTAAATCCCGTAATCTTGTAGGCATTAAAAAGTACCTCCATCAATATTATCAATCTGAATTGCACCCAAATCTAATTCTTGTTCTAATTGTGTGATGAAATCATCAGGTAAATCATTATCTTCTGATGATGTTGATAAAACTTGGTCTGCAGTAACTAGAACAAATTTATCTGTTGTACTATCATATGAAACTAAAAGTCCATCTTTTGTAGCATCTAATGTTCCAAATGCAGTATCACCCATCTCTTGAATAATAGATGGTTGTCTGGCAGATTGCACTTTTTTTGTTGTTACTGCTTTCTTTGCAACTACATTAGAAATAAATTGTACTTTTTTGACTACAGCCATCTGTCTTAAGTCGTAATGCCTGCTGTTACAAGTGCCATTCCTTCCACTAACCTTGATACTGCACCACTTCCAGATGTTAATCTTACATCATAATAATATCGTCCAGGTTCCAAACTAGTTGTTGATGATGCTGGTAATGTAATAGTAACTTCACCAATCGCTGCAGTAATAGAAACTGAAAACGATGTTGATGTTGTTGCACCAGGATGCTTTTTCATTTTAGCAGCACCAGAATATCCGGCAAGGTTTGATAATGAACCATCATTTTCAGTGGAAACAAAAGTTTCTGAAAAATCAGCACCCTGAGGAATTGATATATTAATGACTGGATTGGCTGCCATCTGTCTTTTTTAACTATTTATCACCACCAAAGTCTTTTGACTTTAATAATTTTGCTAAATCTGCAGTAGAACCAACAAAAAGAGCATTATTGACTGTAGATGGGCCTTTTGCTTGCTTTTCTTCTTCCACATCTTTGAGTTTTTTCTGCAACTCCATTAACTTGTCTGTAGCATCAGCAACATTTTTAATTAATTGTCCAGCAACTTCATATGCTCTTGGCATTTCACTCTCTTGTGCAAGTTCAAGGATACCATTAATTGCCTCTTGTCCCTTTTCAATCAAAGAATAAAGATTTCCTCTTGTATATTCATAATCTTTTTGGATATCAGTATTTTGTGATTTTTGTACTTCAACTTCAGTATGCTTCTCAATCTCTGTTGATACTAGTTCACCATCAACATTAAAAGTATTGTTTAATTCGTCAAACTTTTTTGTCATTTTCATAACTTATCAGAAAGTACTACCATCAAAACCAAAATCATCTCCAATTTCTATTAATGCATCATCTGCATCGTTGATTAGATGAATATCGGTTCCTGAAACATGAGATTCTTTGGGAGTGCCATCTTTTCCTCTTTCAACTTTAAGTTTTGTTCCTGATATAATTTCAAGAACATAAACCTGCTCATTGTCAATAGTGAGATAACTTGCATCTGATATTCCCGAAGTATCTGCAACTTCAATGTATTTTGATGTTGTCCCGATATCTTGGGATAAAGTTGTAATTGCATCTCCTGTATAATCTTTAATTGCTCTAGGAACAACAGAGTATGTAATATCTCTTGTTGGAGTATTTGTAGTGTCTCCCGCAATATAACCAATTTGAACTTTTTTGATAAGATCTTTGGATACTCCAGATGCAATTGGGCCAAATAGATATGTTTTTGCAGTAAATCTAATTGTATAATAAAGAGATCTTCTAGTTGTGAAATCTCCTTCATAATCATCTTGCATTGAAATGTTTTCAATTACAACAGGAATATCTCTCTTTTCACCAATAGATTCTGCTAAGTCAACAGTCAAATTAAATGATGGTTGAAAATATGGCAAAATTTGCTCAACGATTTGGAGCATATCATCATTTAATTTTGTATATATTGTAAGTTCAAATGCCATGTTATATGGAACAGGCATGTATGCTTTTCTGACTTCTGTCTTGTCGTTTGGATTGGTTGTTATAAAAGTTTGAGTTGTTGTTACCTTTCTAGAAGCATCATATTGTAACCCAGTAAATTCAAATGACATTCTAGGTAAAGAGATTTGAGTTCCTTTACTCAAATTTGGAGATTGTTCTAACCTTGCTAGAAACTTCTGTGTTGGTCCATATGCTAATGGAACCTTAATAATCTCTATAGTAGAATCTGAAGAATTAGTATGTTTAATTTCAATGTTGTTAAAAAGAGTACCGAAAGTAATAATTGTTTTTCTTAAGATTTCGTGATAAAAATATTCAAACATAACATTACCTACTTTAATTCTACTAACCGTTAATTATTATTTATGTTATGGAGTTCCGAAAGGATTTGTTTCTGTAAAATCAAGTATCTTGTCGGCTTCCACTTCAATATTATCATTATCTGGGAATTCGCCTATTGTATTATATTCTTCTTTAGATGTAAGTTTATATAATGCTCCACTTTCGGCACCATGAACCGTTTCTCCAGGAGTAAAGTCTGCGGTAACATTTGTAATCGTAAGAACTCCTGTACTTCTTGTCCAAGATTTGACTCTTGCAGTTGCTCCGCTTATTGTTCCAGTAACAATCTCATTATGAATAAACGTTCCAATGCCAATAGTTGCTCCAATGCCTGTGGGTGGTGCAATAGTTACAGTAGGAGCGACAGTATATCCAGCACCAGCATTGGTATATCTAATTGCAGTAATTGTTCCTGCAGCAGAGACTATGGCAACACCAGTCGCAGTTGTGCCAATACCTGGACTGCTGAATGTGACTAGTGGGGGATTTACATATCCTCCACCCCCGTTGGTTATTGATACAATTCCAAGAACACCATTACCAATTCTAGTTGTAGCTGCAGCACCTACACCAGGATCAGTAGAATATCCTACCAATACAATTCCTGGAGCGACTGTATATCCACATCCAGGATTTGTAATTTCAACTCCCTGAACTTTACTTCCAATCTGAGTTCCATCACAATTAGTCAAATTGCTAATTAAAGTTGCAATACCAGCAGCAGTATAACTTGAACCAGATGGAGATATTGAGAAAGCAACTGCTGGAGGAGTGCGGTATTTTTCTCCTCTGCTTGTCATTGTAACAGACATAACGCCACCAACAGTGCAGATACCAACAACAGATGCTGTAGCAGTTACTGCAGCTCCAATAGAAACAAATGTCAGAGATTGAATATTTCCTTCAGTTATAGTATTATCATCAATTTCATCAACTTCAGTATCAATAACTTCATCTTCATAACGAAAGAGTTCGCATCTCAGATCATAAACATAATTTTTTTGCAACTGATAAAATGGTTTTTCATGCTCAACAAATTTAATTTCAAAAAGTCTATCTCCAAGAGGAAAATATATCAAATCGCCTTCTTTTGGACGAGTCGCTAATTCAATATTTGGTAAACTTTTAGTTAATGGTGTTATATAATTTTCAAATCTCTCTTGAGAGATTATTAAATTAATTTCATTAGTTGCTTGTATTCCAAACTTTGATAGTAATTGCGTATTGTCTCCATAACCTTCATAATTATTGACATATGCTTCAATTGGATATGCACTATCAAATTTTGATTCAATAACTTCTTGTATTATTGTATTTTTTGTTATATATTTTCTTGGCAAATAATATACTTCAACACCATACATTCTCAACTGCTCGTTGATTAAGTCTTGAATAAGACTTTGTTCAGTCTGTGAACCTTGAAGAAAAAATGGATTAAGCATTATCCTATCATGTCAAGAGGAGGAAGTTCATATGTGTTTGACATCTTTTCCATAATCATATCAATTTCCTTTTGTGCATCATCATAGATTTGCCTTCCATTAAGTTCTACTCCTCCTGGAAGTTTTACTCCTTGGAATTTAATTAAGTTTTGTCCCCATTGACGTTTGATTAGCGAAGTCAGATATGGCTTTAAGAAGGAATCATTCCAAACTCTAGCATAATCATTTGGATTTAATGCTCTATAACAATCCATGATGAGATAATCGCCTACAGTCAAACTACCCCAATCAATATCAAGATATAATCTATCCTGTCTTTGATTAAATCTTATTTGCTTCTCTGTGGTTAATAAGAAATCAATATCTTCAAGATATGTTTTTGTCATTGCATATGTGAGAAGTTCAGTAGAACCCCAATAGTAAATATCATTCAAAAATAGTTGATACTTAACACTGAACATATTATTTGTTACAGTGTTTGAACCATCAAAGTGAAATATCTTTTGAACTCCAATCACTGCTGGAGGAACTTGAAGATAATTGCTATTTTCTTTCCAGTTAAAATCTACATTTGCTCCATCAATAGTTGCAGATGCAGTTGTTGTTACAATTCCAACATTTGTATTATTTGGAGCTCTTCCTCTATCAATATCTGCTTGTGTTACTTGATATTTCAAAAACATCTGAGTGACACCATCAAAGTGTCTCTCTTGAAAAAACTGAATGGCATCATCTACAAGATCATCAATTTGCTCATCAGCAACGTTAATCTCTAGAACTGGAGCGCCCAGTTTTCTTTTACAATAATCTATTAACTCTTGTCTAGTAGATGGTTGTGCCATTTACGGAATACCTCTATGAAAATATTTATGGTGCTTCTGAAACCAAAATTCGTAATAAGTTTTTAATTTCGCTAATATCGTCTTTCATATTGGCAACATCAGATTCAAGATTCTGTATTTGTTGCTTTTCTTCAGATTTCATATCTCTTCTAGAGACATACTCTCGATATTCTGCCATGTTTTTATTAACTATAGAATTGGTTTTTGGATCTCTATAGAGATGAGTATGTCCCTCAACTTTCAAATGTTCCATATCAAGCAAGTGCGATAACTCTCAAATCCTTCATTCTTGGAACATATGCTTGACTGGTTGAAGTCATGACAATTTTGATTCTGTATGCTTTGAATGATGAAAGCTCATCTGCGGTGAATGTATATTCTCTATAACCAATTTCATCAGGAGAGAATCCTACATTCTGAATTGGTTCATGATAAACATCTGGTAGTCCATCATTATTAGCAACATCAATAACTTGTCCTCTATCGTCAATGTTGTTATAACCTGGGAAAGGAACATAAATTGGTTCAAAGTTATCAGTTTCGCTGATAGCATAAAATGCTCTGATATTAGAATACAGATTTACATGAGCATTAACCAAAATCTTAATAGAGGAAGCGGGGTTTTCCAAATTAATCTCTTTAGAGAGATATTGGAAAGCAGTTGGATCTTCAGAGATGCTATTTACTCTATTATCAGTTACATAGTTAGTTACAACGCTGTTAACTCTATTTGATGTAAGAATTGTACTTATTCTCTGAGTGTCAATGACTGGACTTATTCTTGAATCAACACTATTAAGGTTGATTCTCAAGTTCATGGATTTATTTCCAGAAAGTGTGCTCAGTTTATTAGTTTCATTAATCTTGGATGCAATAATTCTTGGACTTGTCAAGTAATTTGTCTTATTGAGAGAAATAGGTTCAAATCCCTGATTAAGATATGGAATTTCACTACCACTGATGCTTGAAGCACTTATAGTTCTAACTTCAGCGTTAATAGATGTTCCCTGAACTGTCAAATTCTGAACAACTGGAGTAATAATTTCAAATGGAATGTTCTGAGTAGCCTTGATTGAATTTCCACCAGCAAATTTAGTTTGTCCCATGTAAAGCTTGGGGAAACTTGTTCCAGTAGTTCTTCCAACTCCACTTGAACCCATATCCAACTTAACGTTGTATGAATCAAATGTAATTGGATTTGCAACTGTTACATTCTCTAAGTTGTGAGTTTTGTTAATTCTTCTCAGAGATACACCACCAAGTTCATACTTGTAAACTGGAGTTCCTGCTGGATAGTTCTTGGAAAGAGTAGAGTCAACTCCTCTTGCAATTTCACCACCAATAGTTGAACCACTGATAGAACTATAAGAAATAATTTCATCGCCAATTTGAATATATCCAAGATTTGTTGTTCCAACTCCTACATTCTCAAAGGTTGAGAAGTTGGCATTACTATCAACGACAATTGGCGAAGTTGAAGTAGAATTATAAGATTCTGCCAGTTTTGTAGGAATAATATCAGATTCTACATCAGAAATAGTTACATAGTTGGCATTAAAATACATTCCATGATTTTTATGATTTACAACGATGTGTAAACCATCATTATCAACTTCAATTTCGGAAATCTGAACATTACCGCCAGATGCACTGTTCAGTGTAGTTGTAAGTCCAGAATTATTAATGTATTGAACTGTATTTCCAACTCCCGAAACTACGAAATCGCCCTGAACATTATGAAGAACAAGTTCACTGGTGTTTGCAATAGAAACAACAGAAAGTCTTGCGCCAAGTCCAAGAGAATTATCTCCAATAGTTCCAATTCCAAGAACATCACCAATAACATAACCAGTTCCAGATTCTGTAATTGTTGCGGCTACAGCGACTCCGTTATTGATAGTAATATCTGCTTTTGCATCTCTACCATTTCCAGTAACTGTGGTAAGAGGAACACTGCTGAACAGTAATGAGCCAGATGCTGGAGTATATCCAATACCCGAATTGATAACGTTCAGAGTTCCAGTTGCAATACCAGCACTTCCAAAATAATCTCCAGTTGCATTTGTTCCTTGTTGAAGAACAGTATTTCCTAAAGTCAAACTATCATCTTGAAGAGTTGAATTGATTCCAATTCTAATCTCTCTGGAATTGAGATTTAAAGTATTGGGAAGAAGTTTTGCAATTTCGCCATTTCCTTCAGATAACTCTGGATTATAGAATTCAACTGAGCCATTAGAAACGAAGTCTGCTCTATAGAGAGTAAACTTGAGATCTTCCCACTGACTTGGTTCCCAAGTAGATGCATTTTGAGACTTGAACAGAGAGCCAAGATATGGTTGATTTGAAATAAATGTTTGTGTGACTAAATCAGTTTCGCCAACTCTTGAAATGTAAGCGCTATACTTGGTAGAAAGTGACAATAAGCAAATAGCATACTCTTTCCCACCTTCAAGATAAACGGGGGACTTAAATGTAAATGATGTTGCAGTTGAACCATTTTCAGAAACATTAATATCTGAAGGATCTAAAATAACTTCCGAGAAAGGAATTACCTTTTGAGTTGGAAGTCCTAATTCCATTGTTCTCAACTGCATGATGACAGGAATATCCATGTCATCCTTAGAAGCAAAGAATACATCACACTTGGTTAAGAATAAACCGGTTTCATCATCAACATAGAATGATTGTGCAAGAGGATCTATTCTTCTACGTCTACGTCTTGTGGTTGAAGAAATAACATTCGAAGAAACTACTTGAGTTCCAGTAGTTCTTGAAGAGACTCTTTCTTCAAATTCTCTGTTGTTCTCAATTCTAGCATTTCTGACAGAAACAATGTCTTCTTGGACGGTTTCTAATGTACCAGATGAAATAAATCCTTCTTCTGCAATAGTTGATGCCGAATTTTGATTATTATCTGGATTATTGACAAGAGTAAATACCTTGTTTCCAGTTTCAAATCTTGGATTTGCACTATTGTTTGGATTTGGAATAAAGAAGCTTCCAATAAGCGTTGAAGTAATATCTGAAACAAGTTTTACGTCAGAAATTGTTGCTTGAGCACCACTTGTTTGTCCAACAAGAATCATTCCGGTTTCAGCGTATCCAGAGAAATTACCTTCAGGTTGATTTGATAACGAGAAAGTATCTACGTTCAGAATTGGTGATGTGGATGAATATGTTGAAGATAATAATTGTCCAGTATATGGACTTGTTGCAAATCTTGTGGTAGGTGAATTGTATGGGCCTTCTTTATGGTTTGATGTAGCAACTCTAAAGGTAATTCTAGCGTCAGTATTTCTAGTATCTAAAGGAAGAGAACCAATTGGCCTTGTTCTTCCAATAACAGTTTCTCCAACCTCAAAAACACCAGAAATCATATTGATTTCAAGAAGTTTTGGAACACAATATTTCGTGACATCAACACCATCAAAGAAAGCATACATCTGGGTAGATGGTTTTATTCTCTTGGAGATAAATTGAACATTTCTTGATCTCATGAATGAAATCAAGTTTCTGCTTACAACTCTATCTCCAGTAGAAGTATTATCAAACTGCTCTGTAACAATTGAACGTATTCCAGTTCTAGTTTCTACACCAGTGTTTCTAACTTCACGTAATGTATCTTGAATAACATTAGTAGTTCTTCTTCTTGTTGTTTCCGTTCTTGTTCTTGTAGATTCAACTATTTCCTGGCCAGTCCAATTTGTTTCCCAAGAGTTCCAAATTGTTGGTGCAAAACCAGTTTGTGGATCCACGTCAAGAGTTCTAGATGCAATCTCAAGAGTTTGTGCATAATTACCTTCAACATTAATAATCTTTGGTTGCAATCTTGCAGTATCAATCCAAGTATCGGTGGTTGGGGTAAGTTCCATAGAACCTTCCCAGAAACTGATGATGAAGGGGGTTACACTTTCTGTTCTAGTAGCAAAAGTTTGCTTTAACCACTCAATTTCGGTGTAATCAAGTGTAATAACATCACCAGTTTTGGTAATATTTGAACCTTCTGGAGTTGTGAAAGAAATATCTGCGTTTGGATCTACATTTTGAACTGGGCCAGCAATTAAATCGATAGAATCGGTGTGATGCTGAGGTCTCAATACCTTATTGGCAATGTCAATACTATTATTAAATCTAGCACTTTCTTCTTG